TCGCATAAAACGCGGTCACAAAACCATTAACGCCGACGATAACGAAATGTTTGAACTAAACGATTTACAAGAACGTTTTGGTCTATTGGCCACAGATGAGATGATCTGGAATGAGGCTATGGATAAAATACCCGATGGGGATCGGGCATACATAACAGCCCTCCTCCGACGTGGTGAGAAATTTAATGCCAAGCCCCGCATCCGACTGTCCACGATCCACGGTACAAAAGGCGGCGAAGCCGAAAACGTTGTAATTCTTACCGACCTTACTGCGGCAGCAATGGCGTCGGAGGGGGACGATCTTCACCGCGTGTTTTACGTGGGGGTGACGCGGTCATCTCAAAACCTATACATTCTAGAACCAGAAGATTATTTGAGGGCTTACGCTTTATGAAAGAAAAAACTGAAATGAGTCGGATACAATGTCCTAAATGCGAGAATCACGCAGAAGAAATTATCCACGCGCAGGAAAAAAAGCGTGTGGGGTGGTGGTGCCGGGCTTGCGACCATTTTGAGAAAGCTATTCTACGTGAGCGTAAGGTAGCCTAATGACTACCGGCAAACTGCAAATGGCAATGTTCCCACCAAAGAGTGATTGGGTTCCTCCAATGGAACTTCCCGACATCTTTGACGCGGAAGAAATCGCCATCGATGTGGAAACACGGGACCCGAACCTCAAGCAGAAAGGACCCGGCTGGCCCACAAAAGACGGCGAAGTGGTGGGATATGCCATAGCAGTGCCGGGTTGGAAGTGTTACATCCCCGTTGGCCATGCGGGCGGGGGCAATCTTGATAAACGTATCGTTAGTAAGTGGCTCAAAAAAGTATTTGAATGCCCCGCCGACAAGATCATGCACAACGCTCAGTATGATCTGGGCTGGATACGCGCAGAGGGCTTTGAGATTAAAGGCCGCGTGATTGACACCATGATTACGGCCAGCTTGATCGATGAAAATCGGTTTAGCTATAGCCTTAACGCGCTTTGCTACGACCATTTAGGAAAGACCAAATCTGAAAAGACTTTAGTACAGGCCGCAAAAGAATTTGGCGTAGATCCCAAAGGCGAGATGTGGAAACTACCCGCCATGTATGTCGGACCTTATGCCGAGACAGACGCCGAGATTACACTGGAGCTTTGGGGACACTTTAAGACGTTACTGAACCGTGAAGAGCTTTGGGATGTTTGGCGACTAGAGATTGCGCTTTTACCGCACCTTGTGGACATGACCATGCGCGGCATACGGGTAGATATCGACCGCGCTGAACGGACCAAGCAGACTCTGATTAAACAAGAAAAGGATGCGCTCAAACAAATTAAGGCGATAACAGGTATGAACGTCGAGATATGGGCCGCTCAGTCCATCGCCAAAGCGTTCGACAAACTAAACATCCCTTACACCAAAACGGAAAAAGGAGCACCCAGCTTCACCAAGTCTTTCCTTTCCGAACACCCGCATGATCTGGCTAAATGGATCGTCAAAGCCCGTAACCTCAACAAAACCAGCGGCTCTTTCATCGACGGTATCCTCAAGTACGTCCATAACGGACGCATTCACAGCCACATCAATCAGCTACGCTCCGATGACGGCGGTACTGTGTCGGGCCGGATCTCCATGAACTCGCCCAACCTACAGCAGATCCCCGCTCGTGACCCGGTGTTAGGCCCCATGATCCGCTCGCTATTCCTACCAGAAGAGGGTCAGCAGTGGGCGGCCATCGACTTCTCGCAGCAAGAACCACGGATCTTGGTTCACTACGCCAAGAACTACGGGGACTACAGAAACATGCCCATGGAGGGCGTAGAAAGCTTCGTGGACGGGTATTGCAACAACCCGGATATGGACTTCCATAGCATGGTCAGTGAGATGGCAAAGATTCCCCGTAAACAAGCTAAGGTGATTAACCTCGGCATGATGTACGGCATGGGCGTCAACAAGCTATCCGAACAGTTGGACTTGACCGTGGAGGAAGCAAAAGCTTTGACTCAGCAGTATCACAAGCGCGTCCCCTTTGTAAAAGGACTGATGAAAGGCGTACAGCGCAAGTTGGACGATCCACGGTCCTCTGGCAGTTTACGATCTCTCCGGGGACGTAAATGCCGATTCGATCTTTGGGAGCCCGACACGTTTGAAATGCACAAAGCCATGGCTCGCGAAGAAGCACTCGCGGCCCACGGGCCAACGACCAGACTACGTCGGGCGTACACGTACAAGGCTTTAAACAGGTTGATACAGGCTTCTGCGGCGGACATGACTAAGCAGTCTATGGTAAACGTTTGTGAGGCTGGTTTTATTCCCATGCTTCAAGTGCACGATGAATTAGCTTTTTCTGTAGAAAGCCCGGAAAAAGCAAAGCATCTTGCTGAAATCATGGAACAAGCGGTGCCGTTACAAGTTCCTAACAAGTGCGACGTAGAAATAGGTCCCAGTTGGGGCGAATGTGAGGAACAATCATGAGTGAAGAGGTGAAGACTGCGGCTAAAGTGGGCCACATTTATTACGACTTGCATAACGGGCAGGGTTTTGTTGTGTTAAATGAGCGTTGGTATTGTCTTTTGGAAGATGTTTGTGAGCTTGATGTAATTCAAGATGTCATTTCGGACATGACTGAGCTATATGAAGACCGACATTCCGTGGTTTTTCAAGAGGTTGATTGAAGCTACGACGTTGCGTATACTTTCCCATACCTAATGTAGGAGACGTGTGATGGACACGACTAAATGGAAATCAGTACTGCTTCCTCGGGATGTTTATGAAGAGTTGGTGGTGATTGCGAGAGTAGAAGGGCGTACAATTAGTGGACAGCTTCGGTATATACATGAAGGCTGGAAACAAGAACATCTTTCCGACCGTGATCAAGAGTATATTGCCGAACAAGTAGATTCATTTAAAAAGGAGAACGGCGTAGACCTTACGTCAAAAAGCTTTTCAATATGAGTCAATTTACAACAATGCAGAACGAATTCAACAAAGCGTTGAAGAAGCTGGAAGAAGGCTACAAAAGCGGGAAGGTTGATCGTTCTGACTTTGACAAGCTGCATGTTTGGCACGAATTCCTCAAATCCAAAATAAATGCGGATAGAGAAAAAGATGCCAAAGAAGTCAGATAATGTTACTTGCCCCGCCCACTACAACCAAGGTGAGATTGAGTGCATTGAAGCGATAAAAGCAAGCTTAACCCCGGAGGGGTTTCAAGCATATCTTAAAGCGTCTTCGATGAAATATCTTTGGCGACATGAATACAAGAATGCGCCCGTGGAAGACTTGAGGAAAGCTAAATGGTTTCTGGGCCGTTTGATAGACGAGCTAGTAAATGGTGGTTTGGATTAGAGGCCGACGACGTAAAAATAGCAATACAGGCCGCCCATCAAACCGCCGACCGTCTAAATAAACCGATTGCGTTACAGATAGATCTTTCGGTTGTTCCAGAAGAACAGGCCACGATGGAAATTCTTGAAGTGATAACCCCCGTGGGATATCATAGAGATGCATGAATGGCTCATGCGACACTCCTAAAGTGTTTAGGGTTGGTAGTTTTCTCCCAAAGTGAACAACATTTAACCCGAGCCCCGCGCAACGCGGGGTTTTTTTTGCGTATGTTTTTTATGTATGTTATATATCACATATGAATCTTATAAACGCGATTGATCTTGCAACATCCAAAACCTACAAAAATGAGCGCCGCTGCTATATCGGAGCCAGTAATGTAGGCAATCCCTGCCACGCGTTTCTTCAGTACAGCCTCCGGGGTTATTCTCAGATCGGCCCCCCGCCCGCCGTCATACGAATTTTTAACCTCGGCCATCACTTAGAAGAAATTGTAGTTGAGGACCTTAAAGCAGCGGGCATAAGCGTTTCCGAAATAAATCCTAAAACCGGGAAGCAATGGACATTTACCGCTCTCGGCGGCCATGTCCGAGGCCATGCTGACGGCATAATCCATAACGGAGAAGGCAGTGATCCTCAGATCCTTGAGATAAAATCCATGAACGACAAAAAATGGAGGATGTTTAAAAACCAAGGAATCGCCCGCAGTCACCCAATCTACTACGACCAAGTGCAACTGCTCATGGGCCTCGCTGATTTATCTACAGCATGGATGGTTGCCTACAATAAAAACACTTCCTCGTATCACGCAGAACACGTCGCGTTTAACGCACCACGCTACAAAGACCTTCTGCGTAAATCCCTTTCCGTGGTCCGTGACTTGTCAACCGCTCGCATAACAGATACCCCTGACTGTTTTGAATGCAGGTACTGTAACTACAGACCACACTGCTGGCCCAACGGCATTCAACCACCCCCGATTGCCGTTGAGTGTATAACTTGTCGCCACAGTAAGCCGACAGGCAAACGTAAGTGGCACTGTACGTTACACGGGTCACAGGCCACGGAACCCTGATCACAGTGGAGCAAGTTGCAACCGAAATGACTATTAAGCGAATTCACGTTAATCAACACGTCATCCGCCGTAATTTAAAGGTTAAAGAAGGGCCGCATGAGCCTGCAATCGCCGTAAAGGAAGGGAAGAAAAATACTTACGGACATGG